ATCCCTTTGGTGCCAGAAAAGATATAGCCTGAGTAAGTCCAGGGTCTGAGGAGAAGGCAATGTTAACTAGGGCCTCCTCGATGATGTTCTCCATTGTAGAAATATCCAAGTTTCCTGAGTAATGCTTCCTGTGTGCCATTATTTCTTATTCCTCTCATCCCATTCTTTTTTCCACTTAATACTTAATTGTTGATATTCTGGACAAAACTTAGTCATCCACTGTACTATAACACTTTGAGTAGTAGATAGAGTTAAATTATCTAACCATCCCATTCTTTCTAATTCTGGGCTGTTTAAAGCTAAATAACTGAAATTAACTATTATTTCTTTTTCTTTATCAGATACCTTTAATTCCCATGTCCATTTATCACTTAAATGGATGTCAGTAGTTACTTCTTTTCCAAATGCTTTAAAGGCATTTTCTATCAGACTAGCTACTCCCTGTAATTTTTCTAGATCACTTATCATTCTGTACATTCCCTCCAGTTTCTGCCAGTTTCTATGTCCCACAGCAGAGGAACTCGGCACGGTACCCGTGAATCTGGTGCTTCCAGTAATTCCTTAAAGTCTTTTACTCTATCCTTGTTATAACTATCTCCATCCATCTCATCGTGGACAGTAGCTCTTAGATTGATCTCTAAAAACTTACGGTTGTTATAGGTTTCCAAGAGTTTTACTTTAAGAGTCTCGGCCGCGGTCCCTTGGTCTATCGCATTAAAAGCTGAGCTAAGTCTTTCACCAGTAGGATACCTACGACGGCGACCCATGATAGTTCTTACGTATCCCCTTTTCTTAGCTACATCCGCAGCTTGTTTAGTTATGGCTTTAGCTTCTGGGAATTTGGTGTCATACTCCTCATTGATATCAAAAGCTTTTTGTATTTTACAGTTAGTACCATGAGCTGTCCTCCTCCACTGATCTTTAATGTTACACCCACAGTTACAGATATAACCTAATCTTCTAGCTAGTTTGACAATACCCATAGCATAGACTTTACCAAAGTTATTATGCTTCGCATCCTTACGTTTTTGGCCTAGCATATCAGCGACCATTTGGTGAAAGTCTACCGTAGGGTTATCATTATACTCTTTGATTAGACGAGGAGATTTACTATAGTGAGCAAACCACCGAAACTCAATTTGTGAAGCATCAGCTGCTATATAGTCTGCTCCCTCAGCCGGGATAAACAACTCCCTAACAATCCAATCTTTAATAGATTCTTCTTCTAACTGAGATTCTACCTTATAAACTTGCTGTATATTTATGCCACCCTCTTTAGGAGCAGCCGAAGCATATCGCCCGGTTACTGTACCATACTCGTCATTTCTAAGTTGGTGAAGATTATATCTCAAAATGTTGTTAGAGTCTAAATTCTTCAGGTACTTCTTCAAGTACTTAGAATTAAGAGAGTCTAGTTTACGAGCCGCGATGAGCATCTTAATTACTGGGTGATCTACTTTACAAAGATATTCTTCTTCGAATGTCTCGTCTCCTCCGAGTTCTTCTTCCCTATGCGGTAACTCTAGATGTAACTGATTGAATACAGCCTTAAGATCTTTAGTAGAGTTAGGGTTCACTCTCATATGTACTTCATTATAGACTGCAAGTATCGCGGCCTGATGAGCTAAAGTAACCTCCTGAACCCAACGCTCTAACTTAGATCTGTCAATTAAAGCTCCTTGCCTTTCCATATGACTAGTGCAGTAAATGAGTTGGTCTTCTAAGTCACATACTCTCTGCAAATCTTGCTTCTCAATCTCTGGTTGCTGAGCTAAGTCTACCTCTAAATGAAGTAAAGCATCATCCTCAGCATAAGGTCCTACTTCAGAAGCTGACATATCTGAGATGTCTGCCTTTGAGCCAGATACTTCACTCTTAGTTTTACCTAAAAGTTCTTGAGCTAATATATTGAGATTAAACTTTCGTCGATTCTCGTCAATCAAAGCAGCTTTGAAGGCTGGGTCATGCAGCTTAACCCCTATAGCCTCTAAGTTTAATCCCCAGTTAAGGCAGACTTCATTATCTCCTTTAGCATTCAGAATACAGAGATGTCTTCCTGCTAATTCCTTATTAGCCCACCGTCTTACTGAATTCTCATCTAAGTTTCCACCACCCTTAAAAGCTACAGGAAAAAAGTACTTCTTCTTATCAGGAGTACACAGAGACATTCCAGCGAGTTTGGCCTTAAAAACACTACCTGTTGAATATTCTGTATCGAAACCCATATGAAGTTCTTTAGGATACTGAGACAAGTCAGGTAACTCGGTTGGTGCTCTCCAACCTGTCTCAGTATGATGACCACTGAACATATCTCCCACCATCCCAGGTTTAGGATATATCTTACTCATTAGGTATCCATTCCATATACTGTACCAGCTACATCAACTATACAACCGGCTTTAAGCAGTACTTCTAGTCCTCTTTTATCTGCGTATTCTTCTAAGCAGATGAGAGTCTTTATTTCAGTATTAGATAGCATCTTAGCACACACAAAGCAAGGAACACAGGAACAGTACATAATAGAAGCTCTACTAAGACTACTGCATTGAAGTATAGCGTTAGTTTCAGCGTGGACAGCCATACAATTCGAGGTATTTCCAGGAGCATCAGTAGCTCCTTGACAAGGTAAATCTAAACAATGGTCGAAATCACGAGGGACTCCATTATAACCAGTACTTAAAATGTGACCATCTCGATCAGTTATAATAGCCCCAACAGCTCGTCTAATACAAGTAGAACGAGCAGCTACTAAATCTAACATTTTGAGGAAATACTCGGTCTTACTTAGTCGAGAGTTCACGCAGAACCTCCAAGCAGAATGCTTTATTTCCAATTAAAGAACGACCATAAGCTGTCCACGGTAATCCTAAGTGAGAATACATATCTGGTTGTTTCCATAACATTCCTTTGAGTTCTTCAAATTTTGGAATACCTATACTATTAGGAAGCTGTGGAGAAATTATGGGAATACACTTTTCACTTAAAGCTCTTTCAGCGGCTTTCCAATGCTCTTCATATAAGTGACTGGATCCAAGATTCATTGTCACTGAGCCAACTTCTCTATCTAAAAGGGCTGCTACTAAATTAGTGAGTTGACTGAAAGTGAAATAGTCATAAGGAAGCCCAAGCCACACATCACTAGACCTCATATTAACTGTACAGTGAACCAACTCATCTCTAATAAACCACTGCAGACTAATCGTGCAGGGTAAATCCTTAGTGTCTTTTGGGTTAGGACTCCAGATTGTAGCTACTGCTTGTCGTGAATCTGTTTTATATCTTAGAGTATCTAATATGTACGGGATTTGAGGCATTAAGCGAGGGCCATAAGCACCAGAGAGATGTAATCCATCATCACTGAATCTTTTCATCTGAGAGTTATAAAGTAGTAAACTATCTACCTCATCTAACCCAGCAGTAATCCATAGCCACTCAGCTACCATAAACCTATAATTAAGATCTCTTTCTTTGTTTATGAAAATGTTATTAAGTCCATTATTTACGCTTATAGACGCATTAAGAATCTCTTTAGTCTTCATACCTCTAGGAGAAATATCATCTCCATATTCTAATAGGTTTTTAACTGCATATAGCCATACCCCAGCTATTGCGTTTCCTGATATAGCGTTAACCATTCAATGCTCCTTTTTCTACTTCATTAAGCAACCATTCTACTTTGTGGTCCATATAGTTAAACACACTACATGGAACATAAGGCATTAACTCCCAGTATTTGTCGTAAATTCTCCAAAGATTATCAAAACCTTTGACATAGTCAGAAGAATCTAACATCTTAATAGCGTAATTCTTTTTAAGAGCATCTCTTGAAGGCATACATATAAACTGATATATAGGATTACTATTATGGATTTCGATAAACTTTTCTAATCCTTCTTTACCTAGTCTATCTACCCCACGGAAAATAGGTCCATAGACCATCTCACCTAACCAGAGACGATCATGGACAGTATCTTGTGGAGATTCAATAGAGTCGTTGAGGATCTTGAGATAGTAAGCAATGAGATCAACTCCTTCAGGAGGAGGACCTTCATGCCTATAATGAAAACCGCGTTTAACTAATTCATTAGCGAGGGTTGTCTTTCCTCCCCCGTCAGGTCCTTCGAGGATTATTACTTTTCCCATATATCTCCTTCATATAAATAAAAGTAGAGGGAGCGGCATCGCCACCAACTCCCTCTACCTATTGAACTGTAAGATTAGTGGACGGTTCCTGAGGTCATCGGTGATACCGGCTAGACTCCACTAATTAGTCGGGGTGACTGCTTCCCCCAAGTAGTACATATTTCTATGTACTTATCTTACAGAACAATGTCTACTAGCCAATCGTTGCAAGAGGAGCAACCTCAACCTTAGCGACTGCTCCATCCTTGATAAGTCCCATAATGTGAAACTTAGCCGAAGCCTCAAGAGGCGTCTTAGACTGCAAACCCTCTGAGGCCACAACGATCTCAGGGATCGTAAAGCTGTCATCAGGTCCACGCTCAGCCAAAAGCTTCTGCATACCCTTAACCACACAAGCCCTTTGTCCGTTAAACTTCGTGACATCAACACCATCAAGAATGCGGTATTGAATATTCATCGGAATCTTGACTTCCTTAGGGGCCTTAGTGGCCTTTCCAACCTTTTCAGTTGCTTCTGCGGTTTCACCATCGACAGTTGTCTTAGGCTCTTCTGCTTCTACCAAAGTACCAGTTTTCTTAGACATAATTCTCCTTAAGTTACGATCTCAAGTATTCCTTGAGATGCTAGTTTATTGACAAAGTAGGTCACCACCCTACTTAAATCAGATTTAGTCTTAAGCTTTCCTTCTACCGCAGTAGTGATTTGGTAGATGCTAGCCGAGCCATGTTCTTTGAAAGCACACAGCAATGCGCGTTGTCGACCCTTAAATAGTTCAGGATCAACACCCTCCCTTAAAACATACTCTCTATTAGCCTTAGTTGAGAGCTTAGACACAGACTCACCAAACTCATTTACAGTAGTCTGTCCTATGAACCTCATGGCTTCTTCGAGTGTTATATCATCAAGCTCAGAAAGAGCTTGGGCTACTGTATTTATAGGAAAAGGTCTCTTCAGTTTCATACAGAAACTGATTCTTTCTCTAAAATTATGAGAAAATCTATCCCTATTAAAAGAAGTTTTAGATGTGTTATTGGGCCATAGACAATCTCCTACGGACTTTCTATATTCATACTCTTTCATGTATAACTCTGTGAGATGTATGGGATGTAGAAGGTGTGCCTGACGATTCTGTTGCGTCATCACCAGCCACACCCCATATCCCATATGAGGGGACTTCTCATTATATGAGGTAATCTCACGAATTTCCACTAGATGTTCTCCTGAATGAAGTTACATAGAAGGAGAACATCATCTTTAATGAGGTTTAGAGGAGGGCCAAATGTCTGACTCAGACATGCCCTAAGTCTTTGAGCTGCTTCATATAGCTCTTTAGCTTCATTTTCAGTAAGGCGGGCATCTACAATCATCGACTTTTCTTGAGTATTTATTGATGTAGAGTTTAACATGTTTGCCCCTTTCATTTATTCTGTAATTCAATTATAATTTAATTTTATGAAGTTGTACACAAAATAATGAGCAAGACAACATATTATTTTATGCATGTTTTTCATACTCTGTAACTCAAATTACCGTCTGGTAGAAGATAAAAGAGCTTCTCTTTAGCTCTAGTTCCTCCTACATAAAACACACGGTGTTCATCATCTGGGCTAGTCATATAAGACTCCCATGTAGCTCTAGACATCTCAGTGTCGAGTACCACAGTATGGGCTTCTCTACCTTTGCTTTGATGAATACTCATTAACTCTACTTTTGGATTAGCTGTATAGAATAGTCCTACTTTCTTAACACAAGCCATTAGAGTTTCTCTACCTGGAAGTCTATCCATAAACTTATCCCACTCATCTCTTTTAGGTCTTCTTAAGAACATATCATCACTAGTTAAAAGGTTTCCATTCTTAAAATGATCACTAGCATGATCCTGTACTAAATTTCTACTAGCATATTTTACCATTCTTCTAGCTAGTTTAACCTCTACTTGATTATTTTTAATGAGATGAATCCATCCTAAAAGAGCCGCTCTAACATCTATATCTAACAAAGGACTTCCGTGTCCTATAAATGGCACTCCAATATCTTTAAGCTGTCTAGATAACTCCTGTCCTCTGTAGTGATTACGGAATAGAATGAATGTCTTCTCCTTAAAGTCTAGTGCTCTAAGGTAGCCTACATTAGCTACCTCTCCTTCAGATGCTGTAGGTGAATAGTCTTTAGCTATCCTATGCTTAATTCTTGTAACTATAGACATCGCGTTCTTATGCACAGCCTTTGATACTCTATAGGATTGTCCTAGTACTTCTACTTTATCTGCTACTAAATCCTGAAATACATTACTGTCAGCCCCAGCCCAATTAAAGATGCTCTGATCATCATCACCGCAGATATACCAGCGTTTTGCGTTTGCTCCTAGCTTGTTTACTACCTCCCATTGGAGCTTAGATAAATCCTGAGCCTCATCCACAAACATCACATCTATATCAAGGGGTTGGCCGTACTCAAGATATGAGGATAGGAGATCTGTATAGTCCAGCATCCCTTCTGCGGATTTCCAATCTCTATAAGCTTTTGTAAACCATCTGGCATACTTATAGTCAATTTCAGTGGAAGATCGCTCAAGTGCTTCTTTGAGTAAGATTCCCCTGTGCCGTCCACAGTGATTGGCTTGTAAGAGGATATCATCTCTAGTAGGAGATTCATATCCTCGTTCGAACTCTTCAATCCATGGATCATTATTACTTCCTGTGAGTTTGATCCCAATAGCTTTACCAAATGCTCTAAGGTCCGTAGGACGGATAATCTGGTCTTGGCTGATTGCAAGCTGCCTGTAACATATTGCATGGATTGTCCTTAAGAAAGGAAAGTCATCTTCTTTTTTACCTGTACGTGATAGAGCTTCTTCACGAGCAGCTCTAGTGAATGTTAAAAAGCTCACCTTGTCTGGACTTGTCCCAGAATCCAGTTCCTGTTTCAGGTATTCCATTAATCTGGTAGTTTTTCCGGTCCCTGGGGGCCCTAATATCTTTAACTTCATTTTTTCTCACCCACATATTCCAACTCTTTCCTGGACACGGAACACGAATGGCGTGTTCTCCATAAATAGGAGGTAAATCTATAGGACTTTTACTGAATCTAGTATATCCTTCGTATCTATAGTTAATGAAACTCTCCAAGCTTTTATCTGTATCAGTTTGACTTCTGGTATGGCAGAACATATTGATGCAGTTTACAGTTTCATCCCAGTGCCAAGAATAGTGAAGTAGTTTGTCTCTATTATTCCTAGATAAAGTAACAAACTGAAGCTCATTGAGTACTTCAGTCTTTACTTTAGCTATCAACCCTTTTTCTATTACTTCTTTAATACTATCACAGAATTCTATAAACTCTGAATCTTTTCTACACATATCCCAAAACCATTGAGGGAGATTCATTGGGTATTCTTTATGAGGATCTCGGTCATATGTAGTTTTCATTTACTTCTTCTCCAACAACTCAATTTTACAGTCCAAGTACCATCTAGCTTTCTTAAGGTCCACTAGTTCACTTTCCTTCTTACCGGCACGAGATATATACTTAACTGCATTTCCTAAATAGAAATCTAACTTCCACGCATTGATTACCTTTATTGTTTCGTAAGGATTATCCTTCCCACCATAGTGGGACGGATGGTTAACTGGATCATTCTTATCTAAGACTGATGGATTATTAAGAAAATCTTTTAATGTCTTAGGTGGTATAAGATTCTTCATTATTTGTCTAGTCACTATCTCCCCTTCGCTATGTTATCTACTTGCCGTGATTCAGGTTCGATATCCTCGTAAAGTACTGGGACAAGTTTCTTAAACTCAGCTAACAAAGGAATGGTTACTTGCCTCATCTGAGGGTGAGCTTCTTTTGAAGTCCGCATTAAGAAGAACTGTCGCCATGAACGAAGATTCATCGTTACAATAATCTTAGAAGAAAGAGCATTTGGAAACACAGACCGCGCTTCTTGTGGACGCCACTTAAGATCTAGAAGGTTTCTGTATTCATCTTCAGCAGACTGGATAGCACACAGCCAAGAGGGTTCGTAGGGGCACTTACTGAATGGATAATGCTTACCATGCAACCAAGGATCATGGTGTCTTTCAGATATATCACTAAAAGATTCAGGGGCTTCACCCTCATCTAAGCACCATTCACACTCAACTTCTGGTTTAGGATAAATAAAACTAGGAGGCATCTTCTTTGCATAGTTAACAAAACGTGTAGACTCTTGAGTATATGAGGCAATTCTGTGGCGTACTATCTCATGAGTGATACCACGGTCTACTAGCATTTCTACACTAGTAGAAACGTGTTCTACTACTGACCAGTCTCCATGTCCTAACACTACTGCCCTAATAAACTTCTCTGCTGAAACTTCTGTTTGCATATCTTCAGAACGGTGAGAGACTCGAGCAGCAAACTCGATTCTACGTAGAGCTTGACCTAATTCCTCAGGCTCCATAATCTTAGCATAAGGTCTTACAATCTTCATCATTTTCCTCTCAGTCTTCGGTTGACCCAGGATATTTATGCAAATCCTGGATGAGTATTATATTGTCCAGGTAACGCATATTTAACCCTGGTATCCTCGGGGTCCCTTAATAATACACTTGGATTCATAGTTTTTACCATTAACCCACCCATACATCACTGATTATCCCTCTGTACTGTCATGAGCTCATGTAATAGACTTCTTTCCATGTTATACCGCTCTACTAGACTGTATGGGGTGTGTTTAGCTAAACCTATAGCCTGCTCTAGCATAGCTACAAATTCTGATTGCTTTTTAATCGCTTCTCTGATTCTTTCCATTATTACACCTTTCTTTTCCACCAAGTCATAATCCACTTAGTTCCAGCAAAAGCTTCGTTACAGTGGTCTCCCTCATGTGTCCTAGGAAAAGTACATACTTTATGAGGCCACTCAGGTTGAATGTCACCACATGGATCTAGAGCTTTTCTTAGCTCAGGTTCCTCAGACCATGATGTAGATCTACTAGTATTGTTTCCCATTACTGTGTTCCCCATTTTAACTCAATTATAGGTTTCTTAAGAATTTCATTTACAGCATCATCTCCCATCAATATTCTTGCTTGAGGAATACTCAGAATAAGATGAGTAGGTGTCTCAGGAGGTCCTTCTATGCTAACCTGAAAACAACATTCTGAAGCTATTATTCCTTTCACATCCTTAAAAGAATAGGTCTTCATATCCTATCTCCTTACTATTTGGTTTATAAAACTCTCTATTCCCATAGGTAATAGTCTAAAACTATCCCAATCTGAGAATACTTTTCCAAACAACTTTTCACAATCTCGACTAGTTTCTATAACTACTAGTTGTAGTGAAGCTCCTGATGGAAAGGTAATAAGTCTCTCTTTTCTACTAAACTGGGCAGAAAATTTAAGACAAACCTCTCTTATAACGTCTACTAGATAATTAAGTTCTTTTTCTGAAGTAAACACAAATAATCCTTTATACTTAGGATTACTTATATCCATTAAAACCCTACTAAACGATTCTAATTCTTTTATTGTCATATCTCCTCTTCCTCTCTAGCAAATTTTTCTTCAGTATAGTCTTCTATCTGACGGTTAACTAGTTTAGCTGGTAGTGACCAAGCGCGGATAACTTTTCCTTTAATCCGTAATGTCTCTGAGCTACAATCTCTTCGATGAAGTATAGAGAACAAATCTTTGTTATCAATAAGCACTTTCTGAGATAGTAGATACTTTTGTAGATAGTTAACTTGAAAAAGTACTCTATCAGCTTCAATAATCGGCATTCCGCGCATTAAAGACTCACGGCCCTTAGATCGGTCAGTGAGACAAAGAAAGTCGTCAATCTTATTGCAGACTGAACCAAACTCTGAAGCATCATCAGGGGCCTCAATCTCAGTATGTGAAGCTAAAAGTCCTCTAAGCTTTTGATCCCATTGTGATTGCTTCATTGGTCTAATCACAGCATCTTGAGTCTCAAACACCCTCTTACGAAGTTTCTCAAATATCCTAAATTCATCAGAGGACATGTGAAGATCTTTACCATTAATCTCTAAAATGTATGTAGGAGGATCAGTAAGAATTTTTCTAAGATTAGTAGCTACTATTTCATCGAAGTTATTTTCATCTTCCCACGGTTTATTGCCTATTCCGTATGGAAGAGTGAGACAGGTCTTTTTATCACAATGTTCACAGATTGGAGATTCTTCGCACTTATACTGGTATTGCCTATCAGATAGAGACTTTACTAAAGCCTCAACCTCTCTAGAGTCTAGAGGAGGTGAAACAAAATTTTGATTGTGGTAGCGAAGCTTATCTTGCCATCCATTCGGTGAAGACTTTCTATAGAATACCCCAAAGTTGAACAATCCGACGTTTCGAGTTCCTGGTGGTAATCCCTCAGTAGTTAACACCTTAAGACAAGGTGGCATAAGATCAATCTGAATTAGATCATTACTTACCTTGTCATCTATCTTTTCTTTACCGGTATAGAATTGAACACTAGCTAAAAATTCCTCTAGTGTCTGACTACCGCCTTCATTAACTGAATACCGTACTGTGTTTTCCGAAGAGAAAAAAGGTAAGTTTATCCAGTTTCCCAAAGAAGAAGGTGTGCTCTTAGTCTGCTTAGGGAATATTTCCGTCTTACTAGGAAAACCTAATAACCCAGCCCACTTCTTAAGTAATATCTGTACTGTAGATGCTTGGGTAGGCTCTTTAAAGAAACAGTAAAGATGTGCCCCTCCAGATTTAGACCGACATACGGATAATGGAAGACTTCTAGCTTTTACTCTCTTATAGAGATCTTTATGGTCAATCGAGTCTATGTCTATATCTACAGCACCAAAATAACATTTACCTTCCTCGGTTACGGGAATTATACCCAACCCAAGTTTACCACTTAAATGGTTCTCATAGTCATCGTCACTAGCAGGAAAGAGAACGGTATTCATGTTCCCGTTTTCTTTATGCCAGACCCCATGAGCTAGTAACGAGCCTCTAAATAGAGACTTAAAGTCGTTTAGCACAGAACTGCCTCACTATAAAAGGATTGGGCCTGCTCCTTAACAGGCCCTTTATTAGTTAAAGTTCTGTGCTTCCTGCTTCATTAAATGAGACATCTCCATACTTTTCAGCTTCTCCAGTAGTATCAAGTACTACATTAGCCTTCTGGAGAGCTTCAAAAGCAGACCCCATCTCTTTATAGAGCTTAGAATCTACAAATCCAACAGGGACAATCTTTTTCTCAAACCAGACATTATTACCAGACTTCATCTCAACTACAGTTACCTTATACTTCTTAGCGTACATCGGTAACCTAGTGAGACGAATTCCAGCAAGAATCTGTTTTGACATCTTTAAGCCAGTAGCTTTATAGCTAATAGCTATAGGAGTTCCAGCAGACGGAATCCATGCCATGAAGTTGTGGTATAGAGTACAGTCTGGGGCATCATTACCATGCTCATCATCCTTAGCCCCATTACCCCATTGACTATACTTACAAACGTTACAGCCATCTGGACTAATACGACCCATGTCGATACCATTTGGAGAGATACAGTCAATACCACCGCCTGAGTCAATTGAAAAGTACTTAATACGATTCTTAAAGAAGAATAGAGCAATAATCTCTACTTCCTCCCCATAGATTTCTTTGGTTACTGTATTGAATAGTTCTCCTTCAGAAAGACCCTCAATATATGCTGGGTCACTCTTACGGCGTTGGGGAGACAGGGACTGACAAAGCCCAAGTCGAGGGAGTAGAAGGTCGGACTGATCAACGGCCTCCATACCCTTTTGGCTACCCAACTCAGAGCGCAAAAACTCAGGTACTTCTTCATTCTGCGCCAATTGTGTTGTCTTGTCGACAACTGCGAGTTTATCATTAGTCTTGCTCAAGGTTTTTAATCCCCCTTACGATGATTCCTTGTTTGAAGTACGTTTCAATACCTGGGGGAATCTCTTCCCCATCGATAAGCTTGTTTTTTACCATGGAGGACATAGTCTGATAGTTTACTGAGAACAAGTCCTCAAGGTCATTCTCTTTAATCCATTTATAGAAGCTCTCCTTATCTTTAACTGCACAATAAACATCGTCCTTAATACTCATGCTAATTCCATTACCGAGTTTAAGAGCTGAGTATCCTTCTCCCTCAAGTAACTCTACTAGCTCCTGAATCATTGCTTCAATAGTGAGGTTTTCAGCTTTTTCTAAGTCTTCAAGCCTCTTTTTCTCTATTTTAGCTTTAACTAGAAAATGACCGAAGTTAACAGCATTAGGAGCTTCTCCAACTTCTATAAGAAGACTCTTAACTCTATCTCTTTCGGCAGTTACCTTTTCTTGATACTCTGGCTCTGTCGAAAACTTAGTGAGGTCATTCTTAAGATGAGAATACTTACCCATGCTACACCCCCTTATTTGCAGTAAAGATAAATGACTCCTGTACCTTCTTAATAGCTTCAGCACGGGTTTGGGCTTCTACGCCATTAAAGACCATTACTTCTGATCCATTTTCTAATTCCATTTCCACTGTAAACCTAATCTTCTTAGGTTCTACCGTCTTAAATTGAGCTTGAACAGTTTTTACCACTGATTTCATTTCCTCTCCTTTGGGCATTCAAAATCATCGATAGTTTTTAAGGGGACTTTATAGTTAGTTGTTTCTCCACACAAACAAACTACCTCATATATACAGTTTAGGCTTGCTTTATGGGTTAAAGGATAGTGGTGCTTTACTTCTTTAACGGGTTTTTCAAGAGCAGCTATCTTTATACCTAGGGTTTGTAGTATGGAAGAATCCATAGCTACTGCTATTTTAATAGACTGAATAGAACTCTCTAGATTAGAAATTCTACTATCAAATTTACTTAATATAGAGTCTATCGATAGTCTTAAGGTCTCTACAGACCTAGGTTTCTTTAACTTCGGTTGTGGTTTCATTTACTTTCTCCTTAAATGCCTCATTCATTCTTTGACCTAATTTTCTCCACTCTTTAAGTTCTTGGAGAAAAGCTAATACTCTGTCTGATTGTTGAATTACGGGTTTAGGGGCCTTTCCTTTTAACTGAGACTCAAATAAACAATTATAAGCTTTAATTTCTTTTTCTAGTTCTTCATCAGAAAGGCACATCATTTTCCTCCTGCATGATTTCCTCACTCCATTTGCTACAAGTCCAATTTGCGAGTTCTTCTTTTGTACGTAAAGCCTTAAGAATTATTCCACTAATAGTTCTTTCTCTATTAGGTCCAACTACTACGTAGTCTTGGAATAAAGCTTGAAATCTTTGTCCTGGTCGATGAATACGGTCCTCAGATTGAAGTCTAGTTAACAGAGAATAATCGTTCGAAAGGTAGTCACAGTTTGAACACTTCGAAAAATTAGACCCGAATCGTCCGGCTTGAGGCTGACCAATAAGGAGGGAAGGTCCTTTAATATCTGGGCTATCTGGGTGGAAGAGAGTAATAGCTTCATCCCTATCAGATCTTGATAATCCTCCTTGTAACACCCGTACAGTAAGTTGTGGAAACCGCTCTTTGACCCTCCGCTCAAGTCTAGCAATCTCAGGTCTGAATCTACACCAGGTAATAAGCTTATAATTTTCATCTGTTTCGAGTCTAAAGGCGAGATTGTCCAAGTATGCATCTGTAAGTTCGGAGCCGATTTCCGCTGTATACGATTCTCTGCTATCATGCTCATCTTCAAATCCTCCTAAAAACCCTGAGCATATTTGAGCTAATCTAAGGGACTTTACAGGAGCTGCTGTAACTATTGAAGCTTCATCATGTCCACTTATGTAACCTACAAACTCTTCCCTCATTAAGCAGTATTGCTTCCATGTAGCTTGATTGAGTCTTACCTCAATCAACGGAGCGCGCATCTTCTCTAAAATATCTAGACAGTCTTTTTTGAGTCTCCTTAAAGTAAATGGTTTTATTTTAGATTGAATTTCCTCCAAATTATAAAAACCAATAACTTGTTTTCCCATGTATCCTCCCATATGAGCATGTCTATTACGGAAGGCATAATAATTTCTAAAACCTAATATCATAGGGTCAAGGAAGTCAAATTGACTATATAGGTTTAGGGGAGTGTTTCCAATCGGCGTGCCGTTGAGTATAGTTCGTCTTTTAGCTTTTCCCTTAATGCTGAGAACTCCACGTGTTTGAGAAGCTCTAGGGTTGCTGATGGTACTAGATTCATCCACAACAGCCCAGAATTTACGCGTTTGAAGGAGTTTAAGAAGATACTGGACATGACTAGTATTCCTAAGGAGTTCAACTGAGGTGATGATCCAAGTGAGGCCTCTTTCGATTGAGGGAATTGAATTAGTTTTCGACGTAAACTCATGAATAACTCCCTTTACGAAAGAATGTTCAATTATCTGAGAATATTGAGGATGAGCCCAAACAGCTTTAACTTGAGCTGGGCATATAATAAGTACTGTATCTATTTGCTTATCTTCATACAAAAAACAAGCAGTATCAATTATCATTTTAGTTTTGCCCATTCCCATCTCATCGAAAATAGAAAATGCTGGGTTTGTTATAAGTTTTATTATACCTTCTTTCTGATGTTCAAAAGGAGTAAGCTTAGAACGATTCCAGTTTATATTAGCTATATCTATCATGATAAACCTCTAGTCCAAGCTTTTATTCTATTTTCAGTCCATGGCTTTCCTGTTAAGGCAACAGATAGCTTTTTCTTCTGTTCATTAGTCATTGGAGGTCTTTTTCCTCCATGTTTTCCTTTACCTGATATAGACATTTTTATCCTAGTTTCCTCAGAAACTATTTTACCTTTATGAGTAATAGAAGCCATTTGTCTTAATCTATCAGAAACCTTCTTTCCCTTTTGAGCATAAGACATGGCTTTACGTGTTTCTTCTTCTAGCTTATACCCTGAAGTTCCTTCTCCTCCACAAGATAGATTATACCCATTTGGAGCTAAAGTATCTAATATATCAATCCATAGTATTTCTTTATCATATAGTTCTTTATCAGAATGCCCTGAATCTATTACAACAACTTTAAAATGTTCTAATCCATATTTACGGAGGGCATTTCCTATATAAGAATCATTCTTTAAATGAGACCCTACTCTTATATTTAATAAGAGTACAGTTTTACCTACATATCCTTTACCACTTTCGATATTAAAGATGTAATAAACTATCCCACTCATTACAGTCCTCATGGTAAAGTATGGTGCCTAGAGAGGGACTCGAACCCTCACTTCCTAAGAAAACGGATTTTAAGTCCGTCGCGGCTGCCAATTACGCCATCCAGGCTTTGGTAACACCAGCACTCTTTTCTAGGGTCTTAGGTATGAATTATATGAAGCTTGTCCAGTAATGATCCTATCATACTATAGGCAAGCAGACCCTAGAAAAGAGTGCTGGTGTTAGGTTAATTAAGTAGTCTGTACAAAGCCGATACTAGTGGCTAAGACAGGAGGGGGCGGGGGTGGTGCAGACGGTGTAATGATTGCTGAAAGAGCCTGGCCTGTACTGGCGCTAGAGGTTGTGTATGTGAAAGTCAGTGGGGTAGTGGTACTCTCTACCCATCCTGTAGGATATGTA